GTAATTGGCAAACCAAATGCCAAAGCGCAAAAGAGCTAATGAAGCAAATGAATAATCCTAAAGATAAATTCTCCAAGGAACTAAACAAACACTATGAGGAATCAGAGTGGCAGCTTACCAGATTCGACACGGGCGCATATTGGTTAGAGGTTCTATGAAGCGCCGATGCAATTTCTGTCTGCAGTCAAAGGATCATCTTAAGACTACAAAGTATAACAGTGAAGTAACTGTCTGTTTTAGTTGTCAAAAGATAATAACCAGGATAAACAAGGAGAACTGGATCACTACACCTAATGCCCCGACGCTTTAGACGTTGCATAAGTTGTAATGATCCTTTGCATTCTTCAGTCCCTTCAAATGAACCAAAGTGCAAACATTGTCGAAACAAAACCTTTTAGACGCGTACTAGGAGAAAGGGTGGAAAACACAGCATTACAGTCACTTTCCAAGAAAAGGACAGGAAGGCGTTAAGTTAGGGGTGGGGTAGCAATGGGTATAAAAGGCGAGTTTGGGCCGTTAAAAGGCGCTGTAGGGCCGTTTTTTGGCGTTTCAGTGCCTAGTCAAACCCGAACTTACCGTGTACGAGCTTCGTAACTTTCGGTTTGTCCTGGTTTTGTGCTGCTTTAGAAATAACTGGGATCAACTTGGACGCTGCAGCTTGAACATACCAGGGTTGATCCTTTAATTCTTCAGTCATACTATGCAACAAAGAGAGTTGAGATCCTTCCTCCGTATCGCCAAGTTTCTGGGCAGCATTCCCCATAGCACCGTTCCAAAAATCTATCGCTGCCTTTCTGCCTTGAGGGATCATGAACTCCTCGAAATCGACCAGGGCTTGCTCTCTGATTTGGTTAGTGATCACCGAAAGGCTAGCTAACAGAGTCTCGTTTGACTCTTCTGACATCAGCCAGTGCTCTATTTTTTTTTGCGTTTTTAGAGGAATCCAATAGGTATAAATTAATAAGTAAAGCCCAAAGCTCAAAATCCAAATGGCGGCAAACATGGCGTCTGTCATTAGTCACCAATTCCAAAGACCTTATCTAATCCAGTTACGGTTAAAATTGAAGCAATCAAAATATCTAGGGCATCCCCTGTTTCCGTCAGTTTACCAGTTGCTAATAATTCATCAACATCAGTACCAAAAACTTTCCCTAAAGCAGCATCACCCACCACAAAAAATGAACCTAATATTACACCAGGGGGAAGGTTTAGATCATCTACAACAAAATTCGGAATAGTTTCTGCAGTAGTAATCGCATACGACAGAGCTTTGGCTGTATCATTAACTTTTGTAAATAATACCCATCCTATTGCTGTTATTAGTGGCGCAAAAGCCTCAATAACGTTGCCGAGAGCAATAAGTGATCCGCTAGGCAACTGTTCACCAGGCTTTCTAAAATGTCTAACCAGGGCAACTATACCAAAAGCAAATAGGTACGGAAAGAATTTCTTTACTGTGTCTAAAGTTTTCTTAACAGTTTCTGGATCTAACTCCCCTGGTTCTGGTCCAGGAGGTTTAAACTCTTCCAACTCTTCGATGGTTGGCCAAGCAAAATCAGTTACCCAAGCCATTAACCAACTTGCCTAATTCCTTCAAGGATCATTACTGCAGCCAGGAGAAACCGCATAAGCAATTGCTCCAGATTATAATCCTCGTACATTAATCCCTGTAAATTCTACCTACAATAGTGGTCTGCATGTCCTGGTCAGATCCTTCAGACTGTGCCAGTAAAACCTCCACTTCAGTATAAGCGGGTATAACCAACTGTGTAGGATAGTCAAATACCGGCGAATCCAGGGAAGCAGCCCAGTAAGTATGCAAAAGAACTACTCCATTCATTTTAACCTGCAATTGCATTTGACTAGTAGCAATTTGCGCAAAGTTACCGTGAACCTCTATACTTACCAGTGACATATAATTTCCAGTTGTAAAAGAGTTCATTGTTGTCAGATTGCCATCTACAGTCTGAACCCCAGAATATGAATAACAGTGATCTAAAACAAGTTCTAAAGCTTCCGCTGGACCCGTAAAGCTTCCGCCTACTGGGTTACCTGCACCGCCGACACCTCCGCCTAATAGTGGCATAAGGATCCTATGGGGCGTATGTTATTGATACTGCTACGTCTACTGTTTCCGCTGTTGTGCAACTTACCGAGAAGTCTATTTGGTTACCTGGGATGATATCAAAGATACCTGCAGAATTCTCAACTACAACGGGCATTCCGTTGTTTCCGTCAAGTGGTCCTGCTGCTTGGTTAGACCAGGAAGGTCCTCCAAATATCTGTTGTACTGATACACCATCTCCTGCAAACTTGAAAACACTGCAGCCATCTGTGGCGCTAGTGTGATCAGGTGAGCATGACATGCTGATTCTTACAACTTTATTCATTCCTTCTGGATTAGTTGTGCTTTGCGACGCTCCCAATAGTTGACTGATTGAGGTAAAGGTACCTGCAGTCAATGAACTTCCGGCGAGAGTGTAGGTTCGTGTTTGTAGTCCTGACATATTTTTTTATCTCCTTATATTTTGAAGTATAGTTTCGTTCCACCTAGTTTTACACTGGGGAACCATTTCCTCGCAATTCCACCTGCAGTAGCTAATACTATTGCGGATGAAAGAACTGCTTTACCTGGTGTTGAAGTTGCTAGACTAACTGCATTCTTACTTAATTCTTGAAATGCAGGTTCTAAGTTACCTTTCAAAGTATCTGCAATTACTCCTCCAGTTGCTCTTCCAGTAGAAGCTCCCTGGTTCAGGTATTGTGCTACGCTTAGGCCTGCAGCCATTCCAGTTATAGATGGATGCGGTATTGCCATTCGTCTTCGTGCCATATTATTTCTCCTTGATCTTTTGCCAGTATAGGCTCTTCGAGCGGTTTTACGACGCATTCCTTTTCGGGTTGATCGTCCTCTTCGTTTGCGTGAGGCATCATAGGATTTCTTGCTGATGAGCTTGCCATCTCTAAAATACATTCGGCGACCATTGGCCCCTTTCCTGGTGTAAAGCCCTACTGGCATATACTCACATATGAGTAACACTATTAAAGCTAATGGGAAACACCAGGTAACAGTTACTTATTTTTGAGTATAACGGCACTTCTTTTATAGCAGAACTTTCATAAGATCCTTGATGAGCGAAGACCATAAATTCACTTTTGGAAGTATTCCCATAATGCGGGAAGTACCTCCAGGCATGTCTGCCAGGTTCACTTTCACTGGACCAGGCAAAGTCGTAGAAACGGAGCTATACGGAGAGAAGTTATCTTTCCCAATCTCTCTTCATTGGCACCCCACATACGACACCCTCCCTCCCCTCCCAGATAATGTAGTAGACAGGGATAACAAGGAAGCCCAACTAGAAGGGCAGACCATAGAGTGTAATTGGCAAACCAAATGCCAAAGCGCAAAAGAGCTAATGAAGCAAATGAATAATCCTAAAGATAAATTCTCCAAGGAACTAAACAAACACTATGAGGAATCAGAGTGGCAGCTTACCAGATTCGACACGGGCGCATATTGGT